GGTATGCTAGGCCTGGGTGGTCTCAGGACTTTTGAGAAATTCAAGAAGGTGAGTAGATAATGGCCGATGAACCAGTTTCCTTGATCGATAGTGTGATACCTTCTCAGGGGATGCCCTTGGGCGGTTTGGTTGAGGAAGAGATTGAAATTGAAGAGATTGAGGAACCAACGGATATCTTCGAAGAGGAGGATGGCTCCGTCATCCTTAACTTTGAGGAGATGGTTTCTGAGGAACTTCAGGCCGAGCCAGACGCTAATCTAGCGGAAGTCATGGATGAAAGGGTTCTGATGGATATCTCCTCAGAACTTGTGGGGTATTATGAGGACGATAAGAGTGGCCGCCAAGAGTGGGAAGATGCTTATACGGAAGGGTTAGATCTTCTTGGCATAAAATATCAAGATCGTGAGGAACCGTTCCGTGGTTCGAGTGGTGTAACTCATCCTCTTATTGCGGAAGCCGTCACCCAGTTTCAGGCGCAAGCTTACAAGGAACTTCTTCCTAGTTCTGGCCCGGTACGCACTCAGGTTGTTGGTGCAGCAACACCTGAAGTGGAATCTCAAGCTCGCCGCGTTCAAGAATTTATGAACTTTCAGATTACGCATGTGATGGACGAATATGATCCAGAGATGGATCGTCTATTGTTCTATCTTCCCTTGGCGGGGAGTGCCTTCAAGAAGGTTTATTTTGATGACATTCTGGACCGTGCGGTCTCGCGGTTTGTTCCTGCCGATGATCTACTTGTTCCTTATAACGCTAGTGACTTGCAGTCCGCGTCTCGTATCTCGCATGTGATTCGCATGAACACGAACGATGTTCGAAAGTTCCAAGCGGCCGGTTTCTACCGAGACATCGATCTCGACCCTTATGAATCAGACGATGAGTTGCGGCAGAAAGAACGCCAGTTGATGGGGATCGAAAAATCAGGGGCCGATGACCAAGATTGTACGATACTAGAGATTCACACGGATTTAGACCTTCCTGGTTTTGAGCATGTCAGTCCCTTGGATGGAGAGCAGACGGGCATCAAGCTTCCTTACATTGTAACTATTGATGAGGGGAGTTCGAAGATACTGTCGCTTCGCAGGAATTGGCGACCAGGCGACGAGTTTTTCCGCAAGATTCAATATTTCACTCATTACAAGTTTTTGCCTGGTCTAGGCTTCTATGGCTTTGGCCTTCTCCACATGATTGGTGGCTTGGGCCGTTCCGCAACATCTATCTTGAGGCAATTAATTGATGCAGGGACTCTGGCTAATCTTCCCGCTGGGTTTAAGGCTCGCGGCATCCGCATTCGTGATGCTGATGAGCCTCTCTCTCCTGGTGAGTTTCGCGATATTGATGTACCCGGTGGAGCTCTTAGAGAAAGCATCCTCCCGCTTCCGTATAAGGAGCCCAGTCAAACTTTAATGGCCCTTTTGGGTTTTGTAGTTGATGCCGGCCGAAGGTTCGCCGCCATTGCTGATATGCAGGTAGGAGATGGGAATCAGCAAGCGGCCGTAGGAACAACCGTGGCTCTGTTGGAGCGCGGATCGAAAGTGATGTCAGCCATACACAAGCGACTACACTATGCACAGAAACAAGAGTTTAGGATGCTAGCTCGCGTGTTCGCTGAATCACTTCCTCCAATGTACCCTTATAATGTGTACGGAGGGGAAGCCACCGTTAAGCAAATGGATTTTGATGAGCGGGTGGATGTCATCCCGGTTTCGGATCCAAATATCTTTTCGATGTCTCAACGTCTTGCTTTAGCGCAAACGCAACTTCAGTTGGCGCAAAGTAACCCGCAAATGCACAACCTTTATGAAGCGTATCGACGTATCTATGAGGCGATAGGTGTGCATAACATTGAAGCGTTGCTGCCAACTCCTCAACCGCCTCAACCCACTGACCCGGCGATAGAGAATGCCAAGTCTATTATTCAAGAAACTTTACAGGCGTTCCCAACTCAAGACCACGATGCTCACATAGCGGCTCATATTATCTTCATGAAGACCCCTATTCCTGCTTCTACGCCCCCTATTTTTGCTCTTTTACAAGCCCATCTATGTGAACATGTTGCATTGAAGGCTCGAGGCGTGGCGGATGCAGAAATGCGTGTGGTTATGCAACAAGCTGTGCAGTTGGGGCAGCAACAGCCGCAAATGGACATTGAATCGCGTGTCGCGGAACTTATAGCGCAGTACACCGAGGAAGTTATGGCGGCTCTTATGCCCCCGCCAGAGGGTGAAACCGATCCCCTTGTTCAACTCCGCTCTAAAGAGTTGGACATCAAGGCGGCCGATGTTCAGCGCAAGGCTGAAGAGTTTGCGGTCAGGCAAATGTTTGAAGAGGGGAAGGAAGGCGAACGTCAAGAACTCGTGCGAGAAAAGATCGACTCTCAGGAAGACATTGCATTATTGCGTGCAGAGGTTAACCGAGAGCGCATGGAACAACAGGCTAAAGCTGGGAGTAAATTGTAATGGGAAGCACTTTAATGGCCAAGAAAACGAGGGTGTTCTAGGCGTCATGAGGAAGATTCTTCTAGGCCTATTTGCGGCTTTCTGCTTTTCCCCTTTAGTGGCGATAGCGGGGGACAACTATCCCGTTCCTGACGAGGTAAAGCAGAAGCATACGCAGATGTTGTACCCAACCGTTCTAGTTAGGAGCGGACAAGATTCTGGGTCTGGAACGATAATCTTTTCGAATAAGCGTGATGACAAGTGGGTGTCTTTAGTTTTGACCAATCATCATGTTATTGAGTCAGGTATAAAGGTGGAAGAGGAGTGGGATTCCCGTTCTCAGAAGAAGGTAGAGAGGGAAACCCGTCAACTGGTCCACATAGATTTGTGGGAGTACAACAATTACTCCAACGCTATAGGAACCATGGGCCGCCAGGCCAAGATAGTGGCCTGGGACAAGGATCGTGATTTAGCTCTTCTTCAGGTTGTGGACGCGGAAAGACCCCTTCCATACGTGGCGAAACTTTATCCTGAGAAAAAAGACTTAGGTCCGTGGATTTATCAACAGGTTTTCGCGGTTGGGGCCGGACTGGGCAAGCCCCCTTTCCCCACGGAAGGACTTCTGGCTGGGTTTTCCCGGGACAGTAACGGGCGAGCAATTTGGATGGGAACCGCACCTATTATTTTTGGCAACAGTGGAGGTTCGTTATTTGTTTATTCCCCCCGAAACAAGTATGAACTAATTGGTGTACCCTCGATGGTTTCTGCTTTTGGATGGGGGACCCCGGTCACTCATATGGGGTGGGCGCGACCTATTTCGGAGATCAGGATTTTTCTTAGGGAAAATAACTTCGGTTATGTGCTTGGAGATGTTGAGAAGAAGAAAGAAAAGGACAAACCGTAATGGCTATATCTCGTTCAAAGGTTAGCAAAGTCCTTAAAGAATATAAGAAGGGAAAGTTGCGTAGTGGGAATAAGAAGGGGCCGAAGGTAAAGAGTAGAAAGCAGGCGATAGCTATTGCTTTGTCGGAAGCAAGAAAGAAAAAGAAAAAGGCTCCGAGACGTGGCTAGGGAAAAACCTATACGGAGAACTACAAAAGGTAAGGGTGCCAATTACCGTAAGACCAGCCAAGGTGCTGGGATGACCAAGAAGGGTGTGGCAGCTTATCGAAGGAAGAACCCAGGCTCTAAACTTAAAACAGCCGTTACGGGCAAGGTTAAGAAAGGGAGTGTGGCAGCAAAAAGGCGGAAGTCTTATTGTGCTAGATCGGCGGGTCAGATGAAAAAGTTTCCGAAGGCGGCTAAAGATCCTAAGAGTCGTTTGAGGCAAGCCCGCAAAAGATGGAAATGCTGACGATTGTTTCATGTGAAACATTTAGGAGAACGAGATGTCTTTAGTTGCTAACATTAACCGACGAAGGAAGCAGGGAACGTCTCGTTCCAAGGAAACAAGTACCGTAAGCCCTGAAGCTTACGCAGAAATGAAAGCCGGTTATAAGTCCGGTGGTATGATAGGTCAGATGTCTGATCAGATGGACATCTCTACAAAGGAGGCCGGTGGTCTTATGAAAAAAGCTAAGAAGATGAACAAAGAGATGGGGTACATGAAAGGTGGCCACGTCTATGACGTTACCCACGGCAGTGAGGATGTTCCAATTGAGTGGGGACGAAAGAAGCTTAAAAGTGGCACGGAACAGATGATTCAAAGTACGGAGAATCAAGTCCGTGGTCGTTACTTCAATAACAATGATGGAAAGGGGACTTTCTGATGGCTAACGGTAGAACAATTTCTGATGCGGATCGTGTGCGTGCTCGTCGTAGGGCAATCAATGAGTCCGGTAGAACAATTTCTGATGCGGATCGTCGTGCCATTGCTAATAAAAAACTAAAAGAAATGATGGGGGAGGGCTCTAAAAACATTTCCGC